ATTCTCATCAATAACCAAATCCGTGAATGCGACATTTGCACCTTCAGATGCAAACTTCAATGCGATAGCTTTACCGATACCGCGTGCAGCACCTGTAATAAGGGCTGTCTTTCCATTTAATAATCCCATAATTTTATAACTTGTTGATTTACAATTACTTACGTTATTAATTTTACATTTGCTTGATTTTTGCTTATTCTGTTATAGTAAAATCGTAGACACCGTAATAAGCGCCTGCACCATTACGTGTAACCATTATACAGTATTCGCCTGGCTTCCCTGCTACGGTTATATCATACACGCTCGCTCGTACTGTATCGGTTAGTACATTTACGTTATCTGATTTAACCGTACCGCCCTTAATTCCAAAGATGGAGCCACGTACAGTGGCCAGCAGCCTACTATCTTTTTTCACCTTAAATTCTCCTACACCGTAATCTGCGATGCTATAGGCGTTAGAAAAAGTAAAGTAGGTCTGTAGTTTATCCGGAGTAACTGCACCGAAATAAAGCCTAAATTTAGCCTGCTTGCTAAAATGATTAACGCTTGTAGCGCCCGCAAAGATATTATATGCTTTTCCAATACCTATTTTAGTTTGCTGGTAATTTATGGGCATAATAGATTTATACACGCCATCTATATAAGCATACACGCCTATACTATCATTTTGAGCACTGGCCGCTACAGATAATAATATTACGGAAAAAATTAAAATCACTTTTTTCATAAGCTTTATTTTTTATTGTCTAACATTTGTATTAGCTTTTCGTTTTGCGATAACAGCCTAGCTTTGTCGGCTCGCAATTCCGATATCAGATTTTCATACACGGCTATAATATCGTCGTGTGTTTCTACTTTATCCGTACTACCGGAACCTGTATTAACAGTCGGGCCATTAGAGGATGTAAGCATATCACCTTTGCCCGTTTGTAGCCAGGAAAAATTTATAGAATGGGCAGCCGACAGCTTTTTAAGTGTCTGCCCAGTTATGGTTTGTTTACCGTCTAACATTTTTGCGAAGTTAGAAGCATCAACGCCGGCTAATTTAGCAAAACTGGCAGGCGTACTACAATCCAATTCCATAAAGGTTTTTAGTCTTTCAACCACATCTATTTGCTTCATGAATCTACTATTTACTGTTAAATACTATTAAATACCTATCTTTTTATTAAAAAAAATTTGGTAATACCGAGTAATACCGTATCTTTGCCACCGATATAAGTAAGTAAGTCGGAAGCGACATAAAAAAACTATCGAGCATATTTGCCCAACACAACAAATTCAACCGCAAATATACGATAGTTTTTTATTTCCGCCAAAGATATAAGTAAGTAAATAAGTAGAATTAATAAAATTTGGCAATTATGGAAGAAATTGAAAAAGTAACAAGAGAGCATTTGCGTGCAATGACCATAGGCGAAACGCGTACGTTTAACCTGCCAAGTGCGCAGGCGTGCGACAATGGAAAAACAACAGCCTATCAAGTACAAAATTTAGAGCCTTGTAAATTTAGTGTACAGACAGACTACGTTAACAATCGATTAACCATAACAAAGAATCCAGTATGATAACGACACGCCCTATAGTAGAACCCGCGGGGCTATATACACAGAAACAGGTAGCAGACGCACTTCGTGTAGAACGTCATACGATTAAGCGTTACGAAGCTAACAACCTCCTGCGCTTTCGTGTACGCAAAGCAGGAAACCAAAAAGTAACAACCGGCGCCGAAATTATTAAGTGCTGGCAGAGTATGTACCTATAATAATTAAAATTATGAACCTTTCGAAATGGAATAAAGAACAATGGAAAGACGCGGGATTAGCCGTAGTGTTTACCCTGGTACTTTTCGCTATATTTAGTATAATAATCTACATTTTTTATTAAACCCTTGTATTATGACAAATTTTGAAATCACAGTGCATGTAAATTTAGGCGTAACGCCGAATTTGGTAGCGTTAGTTAGCGCTATCCTACGAAAAGAAACGCAGCCCATAGAGGCTACAAGTTCAGAACCAGCACCGGAAGAAGCACCTACACCAGTAAAGGAAAAGCCGGCACGTAAGTCGCGTAAATCTAAAGTCGAGCAGGCAGAACCGGAAGCTACCGCCGAGGAATCAGCAGCGCCGGAGCCTGAGGAAACACCCGCGGAGGAGGAGAAAAAGGAATTAACCGAAGAGGACGTACGCGCTGCTATGCACCGAACACGTACACGTATTGAAGGTGAGGACTATAAAGAAAATACCGACGGTGAGAAGTACAAAAAGTACCACAAGCAATTAACGGCCAGCTTTAAAAATATAAGCTCCATGCTTGGAGCAGACAAGCCCAGTGCCTTACCTTCCGACAAACGTGGATCTTTTATTAGCCAGTGCGACGAACTGATAATAGGCGACGACGGAACAATAGAAACTAAATGTCCTTTCTAATATGCCAGGAACACACGCACTATTAAGCCCCTCCGCGGCTCATCGCTGGATGAACTGCACGGCAGCACCACGCTTAGAGGTTAATGCGCCGAACAAAGAAACGACCTACGCCCAAGAGGGAACACTTGCACACGCCTATTGTGCTTATAAGCTAAAAACTTTTTTCGGCCTACCAACGGATGGCGAAATAGAAGAATTTAAGCAGCTAGATGCCGAATATCACACTGGAGAAATGGACGAATACACGGACACCTACTACACTATAGTAATGGAAAAGTTTAACGCCGCCCGGGCTAAAACAAAGGACGCGCAGCTAAGAATCGAAACAAAATTAGATTTTTCCAAATATGTGCCGGAAGCTTTTGGAACTGCCGACGCCATGATCATTGCAGACGGTTGTTTGGAGATAATAGACTTCAAGTATGGAAAAGGTGTACGCGTATCGGCGGAAAAAAATCCGCAAATGATGATTTATGCGCTAGGAGCCTATGAAGCATACAGCTTTGAATACAACATTAACCGGGTGCGAATGACTATAATACAGCCACGTATAGACAATCTAAGTGAATATGAACTAACCACCGACGATTTACTGAAATGGGCAGCCCTGAAATTAACGCCCAAAGCTAAAGAAGCTTTTGACGGCAACGGTAAACAATTGCCCGGTGAGTGGTGCCAATTCTGCCGCGTTAAATGTAGCTGTAAAGCCCTGGCCATGCAATGTGTAGATACCGCTGATAAATTTGATGATCTTAAATTAGTTAGCAAAGATGACATGCAAAATATTGTATTACCACGAATAGCCACGATTAAGACATGGTTGGCAGGAATCGAAGAATTTGCCTTAACTCAAGCCCTGGCTGGTATTGAATATGTTGGATATAAGATAGTTGAGGGACGCAGTAACAGAAAGATAACGGACCCTGACAAAGTAGGCGGCATCCTAGATAATAACGGCTTTGATGAAAGTGACTACCTGAAACCCGCCGAGCTAAGAACAATAACAGATCTGGAACGCCTGTGCGGAAAGAAAAGATTTACGGCCCTATGCTCGGATTATATTGACAAACCGCAAGGTAAACCAACTCTGGTACCGGAAACAGACAAACGCCCTGCGTTTAATGCCGTAGCCGATGATTTTAAAAATATAAACGTTTAACAATTAAAATTTAGAAAGTATGATTAAGCCAATTGTAAAAGAAAACAAAGTAGTATTCGGGCCGTGCCGATTGAGTTACACACACGTATTTTCAAAATACGCGCCGGATGGAGATACAGACAACGGAAAGTTTATGACGAACGTCCTTATTCCGAAAGATGAGAAAGAGACAATCGGAGCTATTAAGGAAGCTATCGAGGCGGCAAAGAAATCAGCAATAATAAGTAAGTGGAACGGCAAAGAACCTAAGAAATTGGATATGCCGCTGCGTGATGGAGACGAAAAAGACGACGATGATGTTTACGAAAGTAAATTCTATCTGAACGCAAAGAGCGTTACGCGTCCTGGAGTAGTAGATAAACACAAAGTTCCTATCGTGGACGAGGAAGAAATGTATAGCGGAGTATGGGCTATCGTTTCAGTTACCTTCTTTGGCTATGACGTTAGCGGAAATCGCGGCGTAGCGTGTGGACTTAATAATCTTATGAAGTTCAAAGACGACGAACACTTGGGCGGCCGAGTATCAGCTGAGACAGATTTTGCCGAAATTGATGACGAAGATGACGACGATCTATAAATTATCCAAATAACAACTGCGCGGGAAATAATATATTACGATACCCGCGCAGTTTTAAAACAATTAAAAATGAAAGAATTAGGTATAGACATAGAAACTTATAGCAGCAATGACTTAATTAACTGCGGCGTATATAAATACGTGGAAGCTTCTGACTTTACTATTTTGCTATTTTCTTATAGTGTCGACGGTGGTCCTGTACAATGTATAGATTTTGCCCTTGGAGAATCACTCCCGGAAAATATATGCCAGGCACTAACTAATTCAGAAATAATTAAAACCGCATTTAATGCCTCTTTTGAACGGATTTGCCTGAGTAAGTACTACGGCCTGCATTTAGACGCCGCCCAGTGGCGCTGCACAATGGTACGTGCTGCACGTATGGGCCTGCCCTTATCACTTGCGCAGTGCGGAGAAGTACTACACCTAGAGCAACAAAAAATGGCAGAAGGTAAAGCTTTAATACGTTTCTTTTCTATACCAACTAAATCAACTAAAGACGATTCGGATTTATTCGTCAATGGCAACAAAGTTAATAGACATTTACCAGAAGATTACCCCGAAAAATGGGCAGTATTTAAATCCTACAATATAAGAGACGTCGAAGTAGAACAAGCTATATTAGCTAAAGTACGTCGCCTAGAAGTACCAGCTTTTGACGAAGAATTATATACGGCAGACCAAGAAATAAATGATCGAGGCGTTATGATAGATCAGCAGTTAGTTGAATCCGCGGAACGCTTCGACACCGAATACAAATCACAACTGCTTAAAGAAGCGCAGAAGTTAACCGGCATGGATAATCCTAATAGTCCTGCACAGATTAAAGCATATTTAAGCAAGACTACTGGGATGACTATAGAAAGCCTCAACAAAAAGAATCTTGATGACCTAGATAAGCAGCTATCATTTTTTCCGAGAGCGCAAAAAATTTTATCGCTTCGCAAAGAAATGGGAAAAACGAGCAATAAGAAATATAGCTCTATGCTAAATTGTGTTTGCAAAGACGGAAGAGTGCACGGGCTTTTGCAATTTTATGGCGCAGCACGTACAGGACGATGGGCGGGCCGACTGGTACAGTTACAAAATCTTCCACAGAATCACTTAAATGATTTAGACGATGCACGCTATTTAGTCCGGCAGGGTGATTTATATGAGTTTGAACTAAACTACGATAACGTAACTCAAGTGCTGAGTGAATTAATACGTACGGCATTTATCGCTAAGTCTGGCTGTATATTCCACGTTTGCGACTTTAGCGCTATCGAGTGCCGCGTTATAGCTTGGTTAGCTGGTGAGAATTGGGTGTTAGATGTATTTAAAGCCGGGGGCGATATATATTGCGCCACGGCATCAAAAATGTTTAAGAAGCCGGTAGAAAAGCACGGCCAAAATTCCGAACTTAGACAAAAAGGAAAGATAGCTACACTAGCATTAGGTTACGGCGGTGGTGTATCTGCCCTGGAAGTTATGGGCGGTGCACGCTTGGGTATGACAGAGGAAGAAGAAAAGGATACCGTTAACAAGTGGCGTGAAGCTAATCCGCATATAGTTCGTCTTTGGGCCATCGTAGAAAAAGCAGCCTATACAGCTATTAAGACCGGTAAAGACGTACAAATTAATCGTGATATTATTATAGGAAAGCGTCTGGGTATGCTTACTATTACCCTACCGTCAAAGCGAACAATCTGTTACCCGCGTGTTGCTATCGGAGAAGAGTCCGACCGATGGAGAGAAAGCCGAGAAGTAATAGAATACGAGGGTCTTAATCAGACTACTAAGAAGTGGGGAACAATAAGAACCTACGGCGGTAAACTGGTAGAGAACATAGTGCAAGCCATTGCACGCGACATATTAGGTATTGTAATACTTCGCGCCCGCAAACAGAATTTAGACGTAGTATTTCATATACATGATGAAATTATAGTAGAAGCTAAGCCAGGCCAAACACTGCAAAGTGTTGAGGCTTTATTTAGCGAGATCATAGACTGGTGCCGTGATTTGCCACTAAAAGGCTCCGGATATTCCACACCTTACTATTTAAAAGATTAAAAATATTATGAAAATATTAGACTTGCATTTAACCTTCCACTGGTATGACATGATTGTAACAGGGGAAAAGATAGAAGAATATCGTAAGATAAAGCCTTTTTGGATTAAGAGACTTTGTGAAGAATGGGTTACTGACGGTCGTTGCAAAACTTGTACCGGTGAGGGCTGCAATGAATGCAGAAAAGCAATTAACGGAGCATATAGCTTCAAAGGTTATTCACGTGTGCTCTTCCATCGCGGATATACGAATCATTCTATGCTATTTGAAATCAAAGAAATAGTTATCGGCCGTGGTAATCCTCATTGGGGTGCACCTGGTTATGATACTTTCATTATAAAACTTAATAAAATATTAATCACACAAAATGTTTCACTTATAAATTTTTAATATTATGGTATTAAATGAAATTCAAAAAATGAAAATGGCGCTTCTGGTTATGAACCACGCCAACGTAGAAAATGCACAAAAGTCATACGATTTTGTTATGGCCGATAGTAAAGAATCCGGAACGTCATCAACGCCTAACGAAATGGCTGACGGAATCTACCTTATTAAAAAAGTAGGTAGTCCGGTATTATTCGAACCAGGATGCAATAAAGACGCTTGTATAGCAGTAGGCATTAAGATGGGTAGTAAATCTATCGCCTTGGCGCTTAAAGACGCAGCCGACGGAGAATATACAACGCTAACAAATAGCAAAGATAAAACAGAATACGACGGTTATATAGACAACTATACGGACGCTGTAGCAGATTGGAATGGAAAAAGCAATACTAAGCATTTAGAACAAATAGGCCTTAATAAAAATATCATACTAGAAGATGGACAATATATACCTGCTATGGGGCAAATGCTTTTTATTTTCTTGAACAAAAAAGCACTTAATGAAGCTTTGAAATATGTAGGTGGCCAAATTATTGCTGATGCTTGGTACTGGACTTCTACCGAGGACAGCGCTACGGATGCCTGGCATCTGACTCTTTTCGACGGCACCATGGGCAACGGCACTAAGTCTACGACCACGGGTCGAGTTCGCCCTGTGTCAGCATTTATTTCTTAATAGTTTATTTGTTTAACCTTTGCCCGGCGTTAGCCGGGCATTTAAAACCCTTCCTAAAATGAAAGTAATAAATAGTTATAGAAGAAGCGCACGCGTAACCGAAGAAATAGAAGATACTAGAGCAATTGCCGAGGCATTAGCGTCTATGAGCACTAAAACAGAAGATGGAATTATATTGAGTCAAGCTGACGTATTCAAAGACTTGCCTATGACTTACATAGTAAAAATACAAGTTAGAATCTTATTTGTTTGGGTAACTATCTGGAGCGAAAGCTGTGATATATCTGATGGAGATACGAGAATTATTATCAAACAAAAGGCGGATGAAATTTTTAAGATAATGGAGGTGAATATATGAACGGCTGCGAAAATTGCAAATCATGCCTGCTGTATCATTCAGACTGTGACGACGCAGGAACTTGTGGAATCACAGACAATATAGTAGAATCAGACCAAGAGGCCTGCAATGATTATATTAACAAAGATGGGGAATGACCATCTAAGGGTATAACAAAATATTTATTAAAATCCCACAATAAATTATGAGCGCTAAAGAATTAATTTTAATGCACCTGCAGAAGATGGCAGATGATGACCAGAACTTCAAACAAAGATTTGAAGACAAAGATAAAAGTATTGACGAATGTATGAAGTACATAGAGAGTCAAGCCCGGATATCAGCTATTGCCGGAGTTGCTTGTGTCCCCAATGCTGATGTTTTTGCCTGGGCTGCTCATTATTATCAAGAAAAGAACATCAAAATTGACAACGTCAGTGTTTCTCGTATTCCATCTTCTGTTGCTCATGTTGAAAGAAAGCAGAAAACTTCAAAGGCTTCATGTAATAAGGCAATAGAACTTGATTTATTCGGAGGAATGCTATGAAACCACGCACATTAATCGAGAAGGAGGCGTCAAAGATAAACGCAAAAATCAAAGAGGATATTTCCATCTGCGATAAGAATTGGATTGTCGAGTACTCGGACTATTCCTATTACTGTAGTGGCGGTAATAAAAAAGAAACTGTTGTTTACTTCACTCTTACAGAAAATAGAAAGGATTGGACTATCGACAGACTTTATAGAATTTACCGTTACAATAATAAAAAAAGTCCTGTCTATCTTATTATGGAGGTTGGTAGGATCTTCGTAAAGGACGATAAGATACTATATTTCACAAAGCAACGATTTGTAATGAATAGTTGGGTTCCTTACGATACTTTCTCATACAGTTCTAATATAGAGTTAAGAAAAAATGACCTTAATTCCTATGGATATAGTATTAGTGGCGTTTTCAGTTTGTCTGAATACGAAAGAAGAAGGCATGGTGGTAAAAGGGTTAAATGTATCCACGATAAGCCAAAAGGTCTTAATAAGGTCCTAAAATTTTCGTATGGAGAAACGTTGTATAATCAAGGAGAGAACATGTTAATAGATAAGCTTATTTATAACTCCCACACAAAAGAACTTCTTTCGAGTATAAGGATAGCTAAGAAGCATGGATTTGTCTTTAATAAAGACAATGTGCACAAATGGTTTGATATGGTCAACAGTATGATTTATCTTCATAAAGATAATCACAACCCCAAATACGTAGCACCAGATAACCTAGACTACACACATAACTTATTTGTTGGTAAGGTATCTCGTAAGAAGGAAGGGGATCGTCGTATCCTCATGGAACTTACTCGTATAAAAGCAGAGAAAGAACAGCTCATAAAGCTTAACAAAGAGATTAAGGAGAATGAAGAATATATAAAGAGAAGGCGCAGATTCTATGATATGGTTATCTCTGATGGAAACTTTTTTATCAGTGTACTCAAAGATATCAATGAGTTCTTCGAAGAAGGTAAATGTATGTCTCATTGCGTATTTTCTTGCGAATATTACAAGAAGAAAGAATCTCTTATTCTTTCTGCCCGTAATGCAAAAGGAGAACGTATCGAAACAATCGAGGTAGACCTTAAAAAATTCAAGGTTATACAATGCTATGGTTATAAAGATGTTTTCACTTCGCATCACCAAAAGATACTCGATCTCACGAAGAGGAATATGAACAAGATAAGAATGTTTAATGCAGGCAAAGGAAAAGTACAATTACAACTACAAAAAGTCATATAACTATGATAGAAATTAAGCACGACATAGAAATAGATATAGCTACAGCGCATAGTAGATTATCTAAAAAATGGAAAAATCGCTGCTGGAAATGGAGTGAATTATTAGCGCGTTGTGCTGATACAAAACGCACTGATGAAACAGCTAAAGAATACACAAAAATGAGCCGCGATGAACAGAGCGAAATAAAAGATGTCGGAGGATTCGTAGGTGGTTATTTATCTGGAGGAATACGCAAAAATGCTAACGTAATGTATCGTACTGTGGCTACTTTAGATATTGACTATGGAACACCAAATGTGTGGGACGACTTTTCTATGGCCTATGACTTCGCAGCCATGCTATATAGTACGCATAAGCACGCCAACGAAAAACCACGATTTCGTTTGGTATTTCCGTTAAGCCGCCAAGTATCACCCGCAGAATACGAGCCCCTTTGTCGTAAGATAGCTGCCGAAATAGGTATAGATCTGTTTGATGACACAACCTACGAATTACCCCGGCTATTTTATTGGCCATCTTCAAGCAAGGACGCGCCTTACATATTTGAATATCAAGACGGGAAAGCCTGTAACGTAGATAAGATACTAAGCACCTATAAGGACTTCCACGATGTTTCACAGTGGCCTATAAGTAGTCGTGAGGGTGATATTATCGCACACGAAATACGAAAGGCTGGAGACCCACTGGAGAAACCAGGACTAATCGGCGCATTTAACCGCGTATATACTATAGAAGATGCTATAGACATATTTCTGCAAGACAAATACGAAAGAACGGCTACAGACAACCGCTATACATACAAGCTTGGTAGTGTTGCTGGAGGATTGGTATGTTATGAAAATAAATTTGCCTATAGCCATCATGAAACAGATCCGGCGAGCCGACAGTTATGTAATGCCTTTGACCTGGTACGCATTCATAAATTTGGCGCAGAGGATGAGGGCACAAAAGTAACAGATATTACACACATTCCATCCTATATTAAAATGCAGGACTTCTGTGCTAAAGATAAGAATGTTCGTGTTCTACTCACAAAAGAACGCCAGGCCGACGCCAATAGTGATTTCGATGGTGTAGACGTTGAAGCCGACGAAGCAGAGAACACAGACTGGATGGCTGGTTTAGACTACGATAGAAAAGGTGCTGTTAAATCAACGGCTAAAAATATAATATCCATCCTGGAGAATGATCCAAAATTAAAGGGCCACCTATTTCATGATCTATTTAGTGGATTTGACTTGCTACGAAACGGTTTGCCATGGGATAAAAAAGCTACGCAATGGGGAAACAGGGACGATGCTAATTTACGCGTATATTTAGAGGAAAATTACGACGTAACCGGAAAAGATAAAATCAAAGACGCAAAAGACGTAGTATTAACAAAACATCAAATACACCCCATAAAAACTTATTTACAAGGCCTGCAATGGGACGGAGTTCCGCGCTTGGATAAATTAATAATAGATTATATGGGGGCCGAGGACACGCCGTTAAATTGCGCTATGACGCGTAAGCATTTCACGGCAGCCGTAGCGCGCGTTTTTAATCCTGGTTGCAAATACGACTATTGTCTTATCATACAAGGTGTAGAGGGCTTGGGAAAATCAACGCTATTTAATACAATGGGCGGCGATTGGTTTAGTGACAGTCTAACAACTACGGAGGGCAAAAACGGTATGGAAGCTTTGCGCTGCGGATGGATAATAGAGTTAGCCGAATTATCGAGTATCAAGCGCAGCGACGTAGAACAGGTCAAGGGCTATATCTCACGACGGGACGACATCTACAGGGCTGCGTATGGTACAGTTGTAGAAAAGCATCCAAGGCAGTGTATTTTTTGCGGTACCACGAATGAAGACTATTTTTTAAAGGGCGATACTAACCGTAGATTCTGGGTTATATCTACCGATGAGTCACTACGCAAATACACAAATGCTGATTTAGCAGGCAATCGTAACCAACTTTGGGCCGAAGCAGTACAGCGCTATAAAGAGGGCGAAAAATTGTATCTGCCTAAAGACCTGGAGGGGGAAGCAAGATTAAGACAAAAAGACTACAGCGACGACAGCGACGACCCGTTGCAGGGCGCGTTAGATACTTTCTTAGATATGCTATTGCCTGCCGACTGGGACAGCTGGGATTTAAAACGTAGACGTGCTTATATCAGTAATCCCGACCCGTTGGATGAGATTGGAACTATCCGACGTGAAAGAATATGTGCCGCCGAATTTATTTGTGAACGCTTGGGCCGTGATATGACCGATAAGGAATATAAATATCTGGCCCGCCGAGTATGCAGGTATCTAGATAATATGCTGGGATGGGAGCGTATAAGTACCACTAAGCACGCAGCTAAACTTTACGGGACACAAAAAGGATTTAGGCGTGTTATTCAGGTACAAGAAATAGATGACAGCGACATTTAAAGGTAAACCTAAGAAAAGTAAACCGAAATGAAAGTATACCGAGATCTAAAAAATATAAGTATACGTAAACCGAAACAAAAATTACAGTTTACCGTTTTAGTATACCGCTAAACAGTTAGAAATAAACACCTTACAGTACAGTAAACTAAGTAAACTATAAATTGATATTAAAGTATAAAGTTATGTTATATAGTAGTTTTTTAATAAAATATATACAAATACATACCCACGTAGAAGTTACGCGCGTACGCGTGAGAGTTTACCGGAGTTAAAAATTAAGATTATGAAGAAAGAAATAAATAATATAGTTAATCACGCCGAGGTATCAGAAAAAGCAATAGAACGCTATTTGGTAGATTCTGTAAAAAGGCTTGGAGGCGTATGCCTTAAATATTCAAATCAGAATATGACCGGATATCCGGACAGGATAATATTATTACCTGGCGCAATTACTATTTGGGTGGAACTTAAAAGTAAAGATAAGCACGCCACAAAGTTACAGAAAATACGTCATGAGTCACTCAACAATTTAGGATACGACGTGTATATATGTGACAGCAAAGAATCAGTAGATAATGTAATAAATACATATAACAATGCAATATAAACCTTACGAATATCAAAAAACAGCGAAGGATTGGATATTGAATCACAAACGATGCGGTCTTTTTCTAGATATGGGTTTAGGTAAAACGGTTAGTACATTAACCGCCATACAGGAACTTATGGACGATTGCGAAATTAGTAAATCTTTAGTAGTAGCCCCGAAAAAAGTAGCTGAAACTACCTGGACGACAGAGGCACAAAAATGGAATCATTTAAAAACACTCAAAGTGGCTAAAGTAATGGGAACCGAAAAACAGCGCCGACTAGCCCTAGAGCAGAAAGCAGATGTTTATGTTATCGGCCGAGATAGTTTTGTATGGCTGGTAGGAATATACGGCGGCATGCTTCCGTTTGACGTATTGGTTATTGATGAATTAACCAGCTTTAAATCTGCGAAGAGCGAGCGATTTAAAGCGATGCGCATGGCAACACCAACAGTTAAACGTGTTATTGGTTTAACAGGTACTCCAGCGCCAAACGGGCTTATTGATTTGTGGGCGCAAATGTATTGCTTAGATATGGGTCAGAGATTAGGAAAAAGCATATCAAAGTATCGGGAAACATACTTTGAAACTCACAAATGGAATAATATCGTAGTGCGGTGCGACGTAAAGAAAGGATGCGATGATATTATAAAAACAAAAATAGAAGATATTTGTTTGTCTATGCAGGCCAAAGATTATTTGCAGTTACCTAAATTATTGATGCACACAATAAAAATAGAATTATCAACTACAACAATGGCAGCATATACTAAATTTGAGAAAGAAAAAGTGATAGAGTTTAACGATGCACATGCGGGAGAACCCGCAAATGTGTTGGCCAACAGTGCTGCAGGTCTTATGAATAAACTTAGTCAGTTTGCTAATGGCGCTATCTATGATGAAGAAAAGAACGTGCACGATATACATAACGAGAAATTGGATAAGTTAGCAGAGATCGTAGAAGCGGCAAACGGAAATAGCGTTTTAGTATTCTATCAGTATAAACATGATGTAACTAGAATTACAAAGAAACTAAAGGGCTATAAAGTAGAAGCCTATAAAGATGAAAGACAACTATTAGCTTGGAATGCTGGAAAGATAGACGTACTACTTGCGCATCCTGCTGCTACTGCATTTGGACTTAATATGCAGCAGGGTGGACACTATATAGCATGGTTTGGAACAGGATGGAATTTGGAACTGTTTTTACAGGCTAACGCACGCCTACACAGGCAGGGCCAACAGCACCCTGTAACAGTATATAAATTATTATGCGCTAATACTGTAGATGAACGCGCAAATGCTGCATTGGATAGTAAGACCGGTGTGCAGCAAAGTCTATTGGATAGTCTTAATTATTTAACTCGTAAATACTGTGACTATGAATGACAATAAGAAAAGACGACGTATTAAGATATCTGTAGATGATGAAATGTATCAAAGATTGCAGTGTATTAAGAATGAATACGGATTTAAGAATGTGTGTGAATTTAACACGGCATTGCTCAATCTACTATGCCAGTATATAGACGCAGCAGATAAACGTGGTGGACATAGTGAATCGGATAGGATTACGGACAAAGAAGTAATAACCCGCATGTTTAATGACTTTGGAAATTGGGAACACACACCGGATGGTATTGTACCGGTCAGACATAATAAGAACACTAAAGATATATAATTATGGCAAAAGATAAAGATTATATTATGCTAATTCACACAGCACAATGGCTACAGTTAAGGCGTGATACTATTACTAAACACCCACTTTGCGAGCAATGCAAGGATGATGGTTACATAACACCAGCATCCGAAGTACATCACATAGTAGCAGTAGAAAGTGCTGTAACATACAGGGAGAAAGTACGACTAATGTATGACTCTACTAATCTACGGGCCTTATGTCACGAATGTCATGTTAAAATACATACACAGATGGGCAGGAGTGGCAAAGAGGCAACGCGTAAGAGAAATAATGAATATGTTAAAAAAATCATAAAAAAATTTTTTGAGTGAGGCCGGGGGCCATTTTTTTAAAAGGGGGTATGCCCCGTTAAACCTCACCCCAACCTTAAAAAATTTGTGAGTTGATTTTTGGATTTGCGGAACTTTTATACAGAGAATGAATAAATATACAAATATGTCAAAAAAAGTATCGGACTATCAAAAAATAGTCAAAAATGCACTAAAATCGTGCGGAAATTATAGTAAATCGCTGGATATACAGATAATATCGTTAGCATCTGCGCTGCGTACATTAGGTTTGGCCAACGATGAGATAGACACACTAGACGTTACCACAATACTGGAAACAACCAGGTACGGTAAGAAGATGGCGCCACACCCCGCTTTTAGAGTACAACGTGATGCTCAGGACAGTGTAACTAGGCAAATGAAGGCATTAGGACTAACTGCCGCCGATCTATCCGGTGAAATGGACGATGATCCGTTGGTGGATTTGACGAACAAAGTAAAAAATGCCGGAAAAAACCCGGTCATCGTTAAACATAATATCGCCGGCGATGATGAGTCACGAGGTAAGAAAAGATAACGCACAGCAATTAGGCAGGCGTTCTCTAGCTGAATCAAAAAAGAAGTTGCCTATTCTGTTATACAATAAGCAGAATAGACACTATATAAACGTACGTAGTAGACTATGACAGAAGAAGAAAAAGACCGACTGCACACCGCGAAAGAAGAAGTTAGCGAATTGCTGGCCCGGCTACCTATAGAGGACTATAATTTAGATGTCGTAGATACACGCTTGGTAGAATATACTACCGAAGTAGCTACGCACCCGGACGCGCACAACTTATATGAGCAGTTAGCAGTACGTCGTTTTTTTAGACTGACGGATAAATACGGACTTAATGCGACGGAAATAAAAAAGTTTATAGCCTGCTATGAAAATCTATATTTTCCCGGTAAGACTGGGCAGCAGTGTTATAGATTAACGCCTGTACAAACGTTTCAGTTTGCTAGCATATACGGATTTTGGCAAGAGGATGAAAATAGAGTACTCAGACGAGTAGTACGCGAAGTGTGTTTATACGTACCTCGTAAGTATAGTAAGACAACCAGCAGCGCCGCACCTATCGTTTACGATGTACTTTACGGCGATGCAAACGCGGAGTGTTACACCGGTGCCAATAGTAGCGATCAGGCCAAAAAATGTTTTGACGTCATACGTGGATGCTTTAGAAAATTAGACCCGAAGCAGCGACGATACACCGTGAATGAACAAACGATAAAGAGCCGGCGCAAAGACCGTACGGCTTTTGCCCAGTGCTTAACAGCCAACGCCCGCACAAAGGACGGATTAAATGCCAGTACCGTAGTAATGGATGAGTTTAGCCAGGCACGAGATAGTGAATTGTTAACTGTACTTACTACGTCGATGGGTATTAGGGATAACCCGTTAACTATGATCATTACTACGGCGTCTGATGTATTCGACGGTCCATTTTATGAAATGCTACAAGGTTATAAATCTATGCTACTGGGTGATTTCGACGACGACAGTCTGTTTGTACACCTGTTTGAACCCGATCTTGACGACGCGGAGGATGACGAAAATACTTGGAGAAAGGTGCAGCCGCATTTGGGTATTACTGTATCTATGGATTTTTATCGGCAAGAATATAAAAAGGCTATCCGAAATGGCGCGGAGGCAATGCTTGCCTTTCGCACTAAGTTACTTAACATATATGCTGAGAATGAACAAAAATGCTGGATAAGTAGCACTTTAGCGCGTAGAGTTAGTATACCGATGCCGTTAGACGCAATAAAGAATAGGCCCGCGGCGATGGTATCTATAGACCTCAGCGAAAGCGGAGACTTTAGCGCCGTTACTACAGGTATGTATGAGGAGGCAAAAAAGAATTTCTACTATCATACCGCGTATTTCTTTCCGGAGGGGGCATTATCCAAGCACCCAAATGAAAAAATGTATCGCGTATGGGTTGAAAAAGGGTATTTAATATTAACTCCTGGTGAAGTTATTGACTATCGCACTATCGTAGATTATGTGCTACGACTTAATGACGTAGTTACGATACTTAATATCGGTTACGACCCGTGGAAGAGTCAGGAAGTAATTAACATGTTGGCCGCGTCTGGAGCCGATAACATTCTGAAAGGCATAAAGCAGACATACGGATATTTTACGGCTCCCGTAGAATCTTTCGAACATGGAATTAAGACAGGCCATATTTTTATTAATGATAACCCAATTAATGCCTACTGTTTTGGAAATGCTGTTTTATCAACCGATAAGTTGGAAAATTGCAAGCCTGTCAAGAGAAAACAGACACAAAGGATAGACGGTGTCATAACTATGCTAATGTGTTTGCGTCTGTTTATCGACTACGAACGTTAAAGAAGTATAAATGTTTATTTATGTGTACCTTAGTCTACCTTAACGTACCTTAACGTACCTTAGTAGTGGTCCCCTTAGCTAATGTTTTGTGCGAATTATAGAAGTACTTTAATTTTTAGCTAAGAAAAATGGGTTTTTTGAATAACATAGTACGGTGGTTTAGACGTGAAACAGCCATTACGACCGAAGGAAGCGGTACTAGTAGTATCGGTTCCCCGGCTCGTACTGGCGATACGTCTTATCTTATGTACGGAAACGACCAAATGGCGCTTAATATAGCTACAGTTTTTCGCTGTGTTAAGCTACTCAGTGAGAGCGTAGCGAATCTACCTATACAAGTCATGCGTCTTAAAGGCGATTTGTTTACAGCTGACAATAGCAGCCGATTAAATTACTTACTTAACATACAGCCTGATAATAATACAAATGCTTTCGATTTTTGGGTACAGATAGTACAGAATGTATTACTAACTGGTAATGCTTATATAGTACCCATATATAACTCGGTAACCCTGGAAGCCGACCGCCTGGCGTTATGCAATTCAGGCTGTGTTATGCACGATACCACGTATGATAGATACACTATTAGTGATTTTACTAATGGAATATACGGAGTGTTTGATGAATCGGAAGTAATACACATTAAAGGATTAACACTAGACGGTAAAAACGGCCTTAGTGTTTTGTCATTTGCTCGATTAACGGCGGGCATTGCTGCTACTGGAGATAATGAAACGTTAAAACGATTTGCTAACGGGGGTAACGTACGCGGTATTGTAAGTAATGACACTAGTGTACGCGGATTTGGTGAATACCAGGATAAGCAGTTACAAAAAACAGCTGTTGACGTAGATGCTAAATTTAGCGCCGGCCAGCATATCGTTAGCCTACCTGGTCAAGTAGATTTTAAGCAAATATCTTTGAGTAGCACCGACATGCAGTTTTTGGAAAGCCGAAAATTTACAGTACGCGAGATCTGTAGATTTTTTGGGGTGCATCCGTCTTTTGTATTTGATGACACGAGTAATAACTATAAGTCTGCCGAAATGGCTAACGTAGCTTTTCTAAGTACTACATTAAATCCTTATTTGCGGAAGATAGAAACTGAGTTATTGCGCAAACTTATTGCGCCGTCATTAGCAACTAAACGTAAATTTCAGTTTGACCGGCGCGGCCTGTATGCGTGTGACCTGGATAGTCGTGTTAAGTATCAGACACAGACGATAGCCGCGGGAATCTATACAGTTAATGAATGGCGTAGAGAAGAAAATAAAGAGCCTGTTAAGGGCGGAGATGCCGTACTGGTATCAGCTAACCTTAGAGGCATAAATGAGGCCCTAGCAGCGCCCGCAAAGCCTACGACTCCTGTGGACAAAAACGATAGTAACAACGAAAATAACGATGGTGATGGAAACAAAGAATAATAAAGACAAAGTAGTAATAAGGATGCTGCATACCTGTAGCGACGTACAGATACGCGAAGCTGGTGCGGGTGAAGAACCCAGCAGAACTATTACCGGTTATGCTATACTTTTTGGTGTGCCATCTAATCCGATTTGGTGCGATGATGAAAGTGAGGCGCGCGAAGTAATAGCCAAAGAAGCGATAACCAAAGAACTGTTAGATGGGCAGGACATTAAGTTTACTATGTTCCATGACAGACAGTTGATATTGGCGCGTAGTAACAAGGGACAGGGGACATTAAAATACAATGTGGATGATAAGGGAGTTAGCTTTGAGTTTGAGGCGCCAAATACTACCGACGGGGACAAAGCTTTGGAACTGATACGCCGCGGCGACATCGCAGGATGTAGTTTTATGTTTAGTACGCGCTATTATGATGACGCCTGCGTAGAACGTGCCGCTAATGTAGTCAATGGTGTAACTATGATCACCTATAACGTTAAGGCAGTCACGGGAATTTACGATTTTACACTCGCGGCCGATCCGGCATATCCGGACACTTCTGTGGAAGCCCGCGACTTTGCTAGTAAATTGCATGAATCGGCTAAGCCTCAGCAGCAGGACGACAAAGAAAAAACAACGAAAATGCGCGAGCAGGTGCGCGAAATGCGCCGCGCTGCCGGGCATATAATTTAACGACAATGTTTAACAATAAAAGTTTTAGAAAATGCCAAAAGAAAAGAAAACTTTGAATGTTCGCGAATTGGTTAACCAATATCAAGCGAACTGCGATCGTATCACCGAAATGGCTGATACGTGCGAAAAGGAGCAGCGCGAGCGTACCGAGGGCGAAACCAAAGAGTACGAAACCCTGGCGCGCGAAAATCAGTTGCTTAGTATGAAAATGCAGGCTGCGACAGCGGAGCATTTACGCGAAAATCCTAACGCCCGCGAGGATGCTATTAAGATTATTCGTGAAAACGCTACAAACGGAAAGAAAACAGAACTTGTTTTTGTCCGCGATCTGATGATGGTATCTGATATTACCAGCGGCGCTACAGTACCGCTTAATATACAAGATATCCTAAAGCCGCTGACAGAGGGCTTTATTTTGGACAAAGTAGGTTTGTCGATGCCAACTGGCTTGGCTGGTGACTACGTTTGGCCTATGTATGAAATGGTAGAAGCGCAGATTGCTGGTGAGGGCGTGGCACTTGGCGACACTAAGATACCATTCAGCAAGATGCAGGCAGCTCCTGAGCGCATGGGTATTGCTATACCTGTAACTAATCAATCGCTGAATCAAAGTGTAGGGATCTTGGAAACTATTATCCGCGAAATCATGCCAATGTCTATCCGTTTGCTGCTTAATAAGATCTTGTTCAGCACAACAAAGGTAAATGGCGCTACTAATTTGGTTGGGCCTTTTGTAGGATTGGTAGATAACGCGGTAGCACTTTCGTCTGTACCTACATTTACGCAGCTTAATTCCAAAATGAAAGCAGCTGTGCTTAGTACCGGAATTGACGGCGAGCATCTTTGTTGGATTATGAGTAAGAGCCTAGAAGCTATTTTGGAGGGTACCCCAATTAATAGTTCGGGTGTCTACATTCCGATGGCTCAGAATCACGTAATGTGTGGTTTACCTGTCTACACGACTAACGTTATTAGTCCGCGTGTTATATCTTATCAGAAATACACGGCAGGAAGTACTAACGCCTGGGCACCTTATACATTAGTAGAGGGCGATGCAGTTACATACGAAGTAACAGGGGATTCAGTAGGACACGCTTTGGCCGATATTACTACTCCGGTTGGTGGCAAAATTGCTAAGGTTACTGTAGTAACTGAGTACATCGGATTAGGCGACTGGAGATACCAGCCTATGGGTTTGTTTGGCACCCTACGTTTTATCGTGGATCCATACAGCCAGGCACGTAAGGACGCGGTAGATTTTGTACTTAATACCGATTACGGTACTAAGACACTGCGAAAGGAGGCGTTTAAACTTGGTAAGGTAGTACCTGCGGTGTAAGTAATACATAAATTTAAAGTTAGGATTTAATTATGGCCAGCGTAGTAAGTTTGGAAATTTTTAAAAAGCATGTTAGATCGGATGATTTCGCCGACGATGATACGTATTTACAGCATCTTATAGATGCTGCCCAAGAAAGCGTTATTAATGCTACGAATCGTTCAGAATCGGAATTAACAGAAATGGGTAAAGGAACATTTCCGTCAACCCTACAGCATGCTATAATGGTGTTAGCCGCACACTGGTATAACCAGAGAGAAAGTGTTAGTACTACACAAATGTATGAAGTTCCAGACACACTACAGGCCTTAATTAAACCTTATCGTAAGTTAGTGGATGACATTACGCCAACATAACAAACACATAGAAAATGCAAGCTGGTAGAATGAAATATAGCATTACGCTATTAGAGCCAAAAAAGACTACGAATGAGTACGGAGAAGAGGCTACAGAATATGTAGTTACTCGGACCGTGCATGCAGAACGTAGCAAAGCTACGGGTCACCGTAGTGAGGAAGTAGGTGAACATTTTCCAGACTATAATGCCGAATTTAATATACGTGATGCGCATCCGATACAAGAAAATTGGAGACTACAGCAGAAAGGCGGCTATCTTTATACCATAACAAATATTATACCTAACATCGATCGTGGTATGAATACTTTAATTTGTGTAAGAGTAAACGAATAATGGGACAAAGCGCTATAACATACGACGATAATAATTTGCAGCGGTTATTCGCTGAAATGGACGTAAAGCAGAGGCTGCAGGCACTTAAAGGGGCTTTTCGGAGAGAAGCAAACCAAGTGCGTAAGACGGCATTAAACAATCTGCGCGGAAGCATCCGAACCGATAAGGATATGGAAAGCGGAGTTAGGGCTATTGTCTTTAAACGTACTTCTGGTTTTCGTGTTACTATAGGTACTAAGAAAGCTACTAAGAGTGGTGGTAAAGATTACGGATTTCATAAAAACCGCCAGGGTCTTAAAAAGCCAATACTTATCTGGGCAGAAGAAGGAACTGCGCCTAGGCAAACAAAAAGTAAAACAAAGATCTATATGCGTGCAAGAAAAGGGCACGCTACGGGTAGGATGAAACGATACGGATTTATGCGTCAAACTCTTTCTGATGTAAGAGATAGCGTAACGGAGAATCTACAGAATGAAGTTATTAATAATGTACAAAAGATAGCTGAAAAGTATGGTTGCAAGTAAAAAAACATCATTAAGCGCAGGTAGTATTATACGTGCAATACTATTAGAGGATGAGATCGTTAGGAATATAACTACAAACATATTTCCTGTCGCTACTGATACAGCGGTATTGCCCTATATATTATATAGACGTACGTCTTTAGAACATAATCCGAACAAGACAAAGCAACCCGGCGCAGACACCGTACAGATAGAAGTTTTATGCTTTACTGATAAATATAAAGATGGCGTAGAAATGGCAGAAGCGGTAAGAGCTTCTTTAGATTATGCGCAAGGAGAATTAGATGGCTTGACTATGCGTAGCTGCACACTTAGTGATAGCGAAGAAGCTTGGCAAGATGATGCCTACGTACAGCAATTAGTGTTCAGTGTTAAAATATAAAAATTAAAAATTAAAAAAATGAGTACAACAAAATCAGGTTATTGTAACGGTAGTGATATGCTACTGTACCTAGCGGGGAAAGCTTGCGGGCACTGTACCACACATACTACTACTCTTAGTTCTGAAACGAAAGACCGCGCCGTAAAACCGGTAGCTAATAAGGGTATTTCCGCTGGACTATGGAAGGGCAAGGGCGTTACAGGCCTTAGTATTTCTATTTCCGCAGAAGGTCTTAACTTCTACGACGAAACCGAAGCCGGGTATAAGGAATTATTCGTAGCCTGGAAAGCCGGAAAGAGCATAGAGGTAAAATGTATGGAAAGAGAAAATAGCGATAAGCCTTATCTTGTAGGCAACTTCGTTATCGCATCTCTGGAGCGTGTTGATCCTGCTCAGGATGATAGCACTTATAGTATTTCACTTGACAATGACGGAGAGCCTGATACATTGGATGAAACGGCTATCACGGAAAATACAGTAGTAGCACCATAAGACTATGATGAAAATAGAAATAACTATTGACGGAAAAGCATACCCTTGTAGGCCAACTATGGGGGCTATGCTTCGTTTTAAAAATGAAACCGGCAAAGAAGTCACAGACATCGATGGTGGATTTAGCGATTTGTGTATTTACTTGTGGTGTTGTATAGTATCTGCGTGTAAACATGACGGTGTCGATTTTAATCTATCTATAATAGATTTCGCGGATAGTATTTCACCGGAAGATATGACAGTATGGAGTCAGGCTATACAAGAATCAGCACAGAAATCAGAAACTGAAGATAAAAATAAGGGACAAAAAAAAAGCCCTTTGAAATAATTGAATTATTAGGCATCGCGTTGGGTCGTGTCCATATCTCATACGAAGATTTTTGCAAATGTACGCCCGAAGAGTTTGAAGCAGTTTGCAAGGCTTGGCAAGAAACTCGCGATGCCGAATATAAAGAAAATTGGGAACGTATACGTTTATTAGCAACGATTACTATACAGCCGCATGTTAAACAAAAAATTACAGCGCAAAAACTATTACCTTTTGCCTGGGATAAAAAGACATTCGGTATCGCAGAATCTAAGCAAATGACATCGAAAGAGAAACGTGAACGGATGGATAAGATACTTAATAAGTTAGGTAAGACAATATAAAAATTATTACAATGGCCGGTAAAAGCACCATATCAATAACGTTTAAGCTCGACGGAGACGGAAAGGGATTTAAGCAGTTAGCCAACGACGCTGACGGCTTAAAGAAGGTCTTGAGTTCTACCTTGATGGAGGCACAGAAATTCAATACAAACGCAATTAATTTTGCTGCCTTAGCTACTGGTATTGATCAGATGCAAAGTAGTTTAGTGCAATTGCAGGCTACTATGAAAGACTTAACAGCCGGTTATACCGCGGCAAAGCAGGCTGATACGCAATTGATAACGGTAATGCACCAGCGTATGAATGCAAATGATGCTGATATACAAAGTATCAGAGATCTTATTAGTGCGCAGAAGGACCTAGGTGTTATAGGTGGAACAGTTCAGAAAAGAGGAGCTCAGCAGTTAGCGACCTTTTTAAATCAAAGAAAGAGTTTAGAAACCTTGATACCAGCTATGAATAATCTTATAGCGCAGCAAAGAGGTTTAGAAGCTTCACAAGAGGATGCCTATGCAGCCGGTAATATGCTGGGTAAAGCCATGCAGGGTCAGACAACAGCATTACGTCGTGTAGGTATTACTTTTACCGACGCTCAGGATCATGTAATGAAGTATGGCGATGAAAGTCAGCGTGCGGCTATGTTGGCTCAGATTATTACGGATAATGTCGGTAATATGAATGCCGAATTAGGTAAGACCGACATAGGAAAGCAGAAACAATTAGAAAATCAAATATCAGGTATAAAAAATAAGTTAGGAAGCCTGGTGCAGGGTGGCTTGCCATTTGTTACGATGGCAGCTCAGTCCGCAATCGCTTTAGGAGCCGTTATTAAATTATCAGCGGGTATTAAGGCCCTTATTTTTTCAACTACTGCTTGGGACCTTAAAAATAAAGCCGCTAGTGTAAGTATGATATTATTAGGTTTGCGTACATCTCAAACTGCTGTAGTTACTCGTATTTTTTCGGCTGCTATGACATCTGGGGCTTTTACAGCTACGGCTTTTAAAATTGCGCTCAGAGGATTAATGATATCTACAGGAGTAGGTGCGGCCATAGCTGGAGTTACAATGCTGATTGAATATTTTGTTAACTCTAGTAATAAGGCCGCAGATGCGTCTGGGGTATTTATGAGTGAAGAAGAAAAGGCGAAGAAAAAAATAGAAGATACTGAAGCCGCTCGTAATGCAGAAACAGAAGCTTTGCAACAATCGAGAGCAGCTTTAGAGATAGATATAGCAAGACTTAAAGATTTCAGGGGGTCTAAACAAAAAGAAAAAACTATTATCGAAGAAATGAATAATACCTACGGTAAAACGATGGGGTATTTTTCTAGTGTAGCATCTTGGTATAATGCTTTAATAAAAAATAGTGAGGCATACTGCCGACAAATGGTTTTAGAGGCTAAAACTAGAATTTTAGCTAATCAGATTGCGCAGAAGGAACAAGAGACACATAATCTTATCTATAATAACGAGGGTAATAAAAATAAATACAGTACAAAAAAAGAAACGAAAGATATAGTAACAGGACAGGTAAATGCCGGAGACGGTAAAATACTGCCTATTTACACGACGGTAGAAGTAAAAGGAAGCAGTGACTTAGATAAAGTAAATGCTAAAATAAAATCTAATAACGCTGGGGTTAAGAATCTCAAAAATCAATTATCGAGTGCCGTTACAGAATCTAATAATATTAAATTTAAAGTTAGGGGTTCGGATAAAATACCGGATCTAAATGCAAAAAAGAAAACTAGGGTTGCTGTTGCGGATCCAAAAACGTATGAGCAATTATCAACGAATATTGATATATATAAGAAAAAGCTTACCGGAGAAAATACGGAAGAACAAAAAATAATCCGTGAGAAAATTGCCAAATGGACAAAACAAAAGGAAGCTATTGAACTAGCTCAAAAGGCGGCTGAAAGGCCATTATCTTTAAATAATCTGCAAGATGTTGATAATGAAATTAAGTATCAGCAGACTTTGCGTGAAACAGCTAGTAAAAAATCTATATCCGGAATAGATAGTGAGATTAAGCGTTTAGAATTATTAAGAGCTTCTATGGAACGTCCGACAGAATTAAAAACCTTGCAAGACGTTGATAATGAAATTAAGTACCAACAATCGCTACGTGAGTCAGCCAATACAGAGTCTATATACGCCATTGATACGGAGATTAAGCGGTTAGAAGATTTGCGTAAGCAAATGGAAAGAAGCGGTCACACGACGATACCGATAGAATCTATTAAGACTTATGAACAATTAAATCAAGAATTATCATACTACAACGAGGCCCTTACTACAGCAACGGCCGCAGAAAGAACAAAAATACAACTCCAGATCAATGCACTTGACGATCTTAAAAAGAAATGGGATGATATACAAAGTGATTTAAAGAAGCCAGGAGATATATCTACACTTAATAGCATTTTTGATTTAGATGAGGCTATTAACTATTATGGCGATTTGCAAAAAAGACAGAGCGCTGATGAAATTCAGAATACCCAAAAAACTATAGATGCTTTAGAGGCTAAAAGAAAAGCTTTGCAGAGGGGTATAGATATACCAGCTATGCAAAAAGAAGTAGCTCAGATTAGCGGCCTTAGCAGTAAAGAATTTAAGCTAAAAGTACGAGGTATTGGTATTGATGAATTAAAAGAGAAAATTAAAGACTTACAAACGCAATTAAATGATGTAAACAATCCTCCTACTGAGAATCAACGCAAAGATATTGAGAATCTTATAGGAACGTATGAAAGTTGGCGTAGTACGGTGGCTCATAGTTTTGCAACATATAAAGAAGGTTGGGAAGGTATAAAAGGTTTTGGAGACGGAATAAATAATATAACTAGTGCATTAAACAGCAATGGAAATGCTTGGCAGAAGATTACGGGGATTATAGATGGTTTTATACAATTGTATGAAAGCATTAGTACCATAGTAGGTATTATTAATTTGCTAACTACTGCTACAACGGCACACGCGGCGGCCAAAACAGCGGAAGCTGTAGCTACTGGTGCGACGGCAACTGCTACTGGCATAGATGCGGCTGCCCAGGCGGCTGCCGCTGTAGCAATTTTACCGGTTATTGTTGCGAATAAATTAGCTACTGCGTCTTTTATGGAATTGGCAAGCGCCGAATATTTTGCGGCTCACGCGTCATTACCTTTCGTCGGATTTGGAATAGCAGCGGGATTTGTTGCCGCGGCAACAACTATAACACAGGGAATAGGCGTTATGCCTTTTGCTAATGGCGGTGTTATATCAGGGCCAACGCTAGGTCTTATGGGTGAATATCCCGGGGCAAGTAATAATCCGGAAGTCGTGGCACCGTTAGACAAACTGCGTGGGATGCTTAAATCAAACAATGTGGCAGTAGGTGGAGAATTCAGAGTTAAAGGCCGTGATTTAGTAGCTACTATTGCGA